CATACCCAAGGGGTGCATCAACGTGGCAGAAGAAAACGAAATCGACCTGGACAATCCGGCAATCAAGGCCGCTATCGCGACTGCCGTTGAGGCCTCCGTTTCTGGTCTGAAAACCAAAAACTCTGAACTGCTGGGCAAGCTGAAGGACACCACCACCAAGCTGTCGCAGTTCGAAACCCAATTCGAAGGCATCGACATTGACGCCGTCAAAGGCCTGCTCAGCCGGGCCGGCCAAGATGAAGAAACCAAGCTGCTGACAGAGGGCAAGGTGGACGAAGTGTTCAACCGTCGCACCGAGCGGCTGCGTGCGGACAACGACAAGCAGCTGAAGGCGCTCACCACCCGAGCCGAGAAGGCCGAAGCATTCGCCGCCAAGTTTCAGGGCAAAGTCCTAGGCGACTCGGTACGCGGCGCAGCACTGAAAGCCGGCGCACTGCCGGAAGCAACCGACGACATCATCCTGCGCGCCAAAGGCGTGTTCTCGCTGAACGAAGAGGGTGAAGCAGTCGCCGTTGATGAATCCGGCCAGGTCATCCTCGGCAAAGACGGCAAGACCCCTCTGACTCCGCTCGAATGGGCGGAATCTCTGCGCGAAAGCGCACCTCACCTGTGGCCCAGGGCTACAGGAACGAATGCCCCGGGCGGGGGTGGCGGCCAGGCTGCATTGAAGCGCTCCGAAATGAATGCCGAGCAAAAGCGCGACTACCAGCGCAAGCACGGCCAAACCGCATACCTGCAACTGCCCAAGTAAGGGGATTCACCCATGGCAACGACTGTTAACAGCGACCTGATCATCTACAACGATGAGGCGCAAACCGCATACCTGGAGCGTGTCCAGGACAACCTCGACGTGTTCAACGCATCCTCCAACGGTGCGATCGTGCTCGACAACGAGCTGATCGAAGGCGACTTCCGTAAGCGCTCGTTCTACAAGATCGGCGGCTCGCTGGAGCATCGCGACGTCAACTCCACCGGCAAAGTGACCGCAAAGAAGATCGGCGCCGGCGAGGCCGTTGGCGTCAAGGCACCGTGGAAATACGGCCCGTACCAAACCACCGAAGAGGCGTTCAAGCGCCGCGGCCGTCCGGTCGACGAGTTCTCCCAGATCATCGGCGCCGACGTTGCTGACGCCACTCTGGAAGGCTTCATCCAATACGCCACTGCCGCGCTACGCGCTGCAATCGGCTCCAACGCCGGCATGGTGGTCACCGCCAACATTGAAACGGATGGCAAGAAGACCCTGACCCGGGGCATGCGCAAGTTTGGTGACAAGTTCGGTCGTATCGCCCTGTGGGTCATGCACTCCAGCGCCTACTTCGACATCGTAGACGAGGCGATCACCAACAAGATCTACGAAGAAGCAGGCGTCGTCATTTATGGCGGACTGCCGGGCACTCTCGGTAAGCCGGTGCTGGTAACCGACACCGCGCCGGCTGACGTGATTTTCGGTCTGCTGCCGAATGCGGTGGTGATCACCGAATCCCAAGCTCCGGGCTTCCGCTCCTACACGGTCGACGACGAAGAAAACCTGGGTATCGGCTACCGCGCTGAAGGTACCGTCAACATCGATGTGCTGGGCTACAGCTGGAAGGACGCTACCGGCGGCTCGAACCCGACGCTGGCTGCGGTCGGCGCGGCTGCCAACTGGGTCAAGCATGCTGACAGCAACAAGGTCACTGCGGGCGTGATGATCACCCTGACCACTACGCCACCAGCCGGCGGCTGATACTGGCCCTGACAGCGGCCAGCGATGGCCGCTACGGAGACTTTTATGGAACTGGTTTACTCCACTCAGAATTCGGACTTCGATCCGGAAAAGCGGTACCGCAATCCTGCTCACTTTGATCGGCCAGAGGCAGGCGTAACCCATGCGGTCGTGATCGGCGACTGGCCGAAGGTGGTCGATGCCTATGAGGCACTGGGCGTCGAGGTTTCGGTATTACAGCCTCTGATCAGCCAACCGGCTGCTTCGGGTAATGCTGCCGCCATTGCTGGACTGGAACAGGACAACGCCGCGCTGCGCGCTGAGCGCGACGGCATTTTGCGCCTGATCGACGCCGCCGAGGGGCAATCGGAACTGGAGCATCCGGGCGCCGGCGAATTGCCGATTCGCTTGTTCGGTGCGCTGAAAGCCCTTCATGATGGCTTCGAAACCCTCACGGGCGAGCGCGACAATCTGGCGCGTGAGATCGAATCGCTGCGCGCTGAAGTAGCGCGCCTCAAGGCAGCGGCAGAACCCGTCGACAATGCCGAGAAAATTGCTAGCCTCAAAGCACAACTCGACGCCGCCAACGTGTCGTACCGTGCGAATGCTTCGGTCGAATCGCTGGAAAAGGCGGTTTCGGAACTGCCGAAGGCGTAAAAAATCGGGTGCCCGTACTCCGGCGCCCGATCAACCTACACAGCGAGCTGATTCATGACTCTCATCATCGAGGACGGTACCGGCAAGCCTGACGCCGAAAGCTACGCATCCGCCGAGGATCTGGCCATGTACGCCGTGAAGTTCGGCGTGGTCATCCCGGCGGAAGTGCCAGCACAGGAAGCGCTGCTGCGCCGTGCTGCACTGGCGATGGACGGCATGACGTGGAAAGGGCGAAAGTCCAACAGCGAGCAGGCACTATCCTGGCCACGCCGCGGTGTCGAGCTGGATTACGAGATCAAGCCCGACAACTACTTGCCAGCGCGGATCCAGTACGGCCAGATGGCTTTGGCCGCCGAGATCCACACTGACGACGTCGACCCGATCGAGAAGCGCAAAGGCGCGGTAACGTTGGAACGAGTCGAAGGCGCTGTCACACGCGAGTACGCGGCGATTCCGAACACCAGCGGCCGACTGTTGCCGGCGGCGCCGGACCGGCCAAGCGCAACCCAGTTTGCTGACTATCTACAGAAGCGGGGGCTGTTCGCTGTGCGAGCGTGATCAATAGTTTTTCATGCCTTTGTGAAGGTGTATCAAACAAAAACTGTCGAATGTGGACAGTGCGGTATCACTTGTTTCAACGAAATCAACAAAGTCGTTGAAGTCGTCAATGCTGAAGATCCGCTTGGGGCGAAAGTACCAGTTTTGTACCTTGCGATATTTTGACTCGCCGACCGTTCCTATCAATACCTCACGAACCGCCGCTTTAAGGCGTCCCATGTCTGTCGGTATTCCATCATGTAGCCTTATTGGTGTGGTTAACGCGGATAGCAGGGCTCTCAAGTAGTCCGCTTTCTCTTGATTCGTCATGTTCATTCCTTTGAGGTTGGTAGATGGCACTTTACGACGAAATGGCCGTGATGGCTCTTGAGATGATCACAGAGTTCGGCCAGCCGGTGACCATCCGCGCAACAACCGTCGGCGAGTACGACCCCGAAACCGGATCGGCACCACCAGACAGCACCAAGGAGCAAACCGCTCAAGGCATTCTGCTCGACTTCACCGGCCAGGAGTTCCAGAACAACAGCCTTATCAAGCAGGGCGATAAGAAGCTCAAGATCGCCGCGCAGGGCCTGGAGTGGGTGCCGGACTTGCTGAACAAAGTGATCATTCAGGGGCGCACTTGGTCCATCGTGCCGCCGCTGAAAGAGGTGAATCCCGCCGGGACGCCAATCCTGTACGAGCTTCAGGTGCGGTCATGAGCAAATACTCAGGCCTCAACGGCAGTTTCGCCGAGAACATCCGCCAGTTTGCCGAGCAGGCCCAGACCGGTCTCGACGCCACCTTCCGCGAAATCGTGATCGAGATCGGTAGCAGCGTCATCCGGATGTCTCCGGTGGGCAACCCCGAGATCTGGGCCGCGAACGTGGCGCATCGCGCAACCAACACCCGCGCCGCCGATGACTACGATTTCAAGGTCGCCGTGCGCAACACCCTCATCAATCTCGATGAGAGCAATTTCACCAAGGCCGGGAAGCTGAAGCGCGGCGTGAAGTACGCCAAGCCGCTCACAAAGACCGAGCGCGACCAGAACTTCAGCGTGAATGGACTGGTTGCTGGCAAGGATTACGTCGGCGGACGATTCCGCGGTAACTGGCAATTCTCGATTGGTACGCCGGCTGAAGGTGAACTTGATCAGGTCGATCCGGCCGGCGGCGTCACGCTGGCGAAGCTCAGGCTTCAGGTCGAGCAACTGACCATCGGGCAAACGGCGTACATCGTTAACAACCTGCCATATGCGGTACCGCTCGAGTACGGCCATTCCAAACAGGCACCGGGCGGCATGGTGCGCATCACGCTCGCGCGGTTCCAGCAGATCGTCGACGAAGCCATCAGGAACAACCAGGTATGAGCCACAACATCATCGCTTCGATCTACGAGGCCAGACTGATTACCTGGGCGAAAGCGCTGCCGGCGCCCATCAAGGTCGTCGTCGAGAACGAGGCCTATGAGCCCGGACATGGTGTCACCTACCTGCGAGCTTTTACTCTGCCGGGCGATACAGCAAGCGGCACGCTCGGCGGTGATCACAAGCTGTTCACGGGGGTGTTTCAGGTCAGCATCGTGACACCAGCAGGGAAGTATCGCGGCGCGGCCGGCGCATTGGCTGACCAGATCGCCGCGCTGTTTCCGCTGTACGAACGAATCACGAAGAATTCGTTGACCGTGGTGACCATAACGCCGGTCGATCAGGGGCCAGGTATTCCAGGCGACACGACCTTCACCGTACCGGTGTCGTTCATGTACCGAGCCGATACCGACTGATCTGCTGAGGTAGAATCCCGTCATCAACTCTTGAGAGCTATTGGTGATGGATGAAAATCGGAAGCAACGGCTTCAATACCTCGGCGAAATGGTGGATGCCCACTGCTATCGAAACCGTGAGGAAATTGGCGGGAGCGACCGGTGCCTATGCACTGGGTGCGGCGCATGGCTGAAGCCGGCCGAAATCATCAAGTGGTACGAAGAACTGCATGCTTGCTGCCCACACTGCGGGCTCACCGGCGTGGTTGTCGGTTCGAAGTCCGGCATACCGCTGGATGAAGTGCGTAACAATATGAAGCTTGAGTAGCAACATCTAAACCGCCCATTGGGCAAACCCAGAACCCGCCATTGCGCGGGTTTTGTCATTTCTGAAGAGAGGAAAACTCATGGCCGGCATTCAAATGCCCAACGGCGCGACGTTCGAAATTGCTTCCGCCTATGGCGCTGCAATCCCATTCACTGCCCTGACCAATGCCAACCCGGCGGTGGCGACCGCTGCAGCGCACGGAATGGCCGAAGGCGACATTATCGCTCTCAGCTCTGGCTGGACCCGCCTGGACGGCCGCGCCGTGCAAGTCGGCGAGATTGCCAGCGGCACCTTTGCGCTCGATGGCGTGAACACCACGAGCATTCAGCAGTATCCGGCAGGCTCCGGCGTCGGTACCGCGCGCGAAGTGACGACGTTCACCGAGATCTCGAAAATCACCGAGCTCGGATCGAGCGGTGGCGATCAGCAGTTTCTGACGTTCGGCTTCTTGGCTGACGATGACGATCGCCAGATGCCGACGACCAAGAACCCGATCACGCTGACCATCACGGTCGCCGACGATCCGTCGCAACCCTATGTCGATGTCTGCGAGGCCGCGGACGACGACAAACAGGCCCGCGTTCTGCGCCTGAACCTGCCGGGCGGTAGCAGCATCATCTACAACGGCTACGTCTCGATCACTTCGACCCCGACCATGTCGCGCAACAACCTGATGACCCGCGTTATTAGCATCGCGCTGACCGGCCGCCCAACCCGTTACAGCGCCTCGGCGTAAGGAAGGCACATGGCAAAGTTCACACTCGCCCGGAATCCAACCTTCAGGCACGTCGTCATGCTGCCAACGGTCGGTGGCGATCCGGTTAGCGTCGAGTTCGAGTTCAAGTATCGCGACCGCACCGAACTGGCTGGCCTCTACGCAGAGTGGGGCGAGCGTCACAAAGCGCTCAAGGAAAAAGCGGAAGAGGCTGGCATTGAACAGTTCACGGCTTTGCTGATTGATCTGCAGGTCGAGCAACTGAAGGCGATTGTCGCCGGCTGGGATATCGCCGAAGAGTTCACCGACGAAAACCTGCGTATCCTGGTCAAATCAATCGCCGCCACGCCGGGCTCGGTGCTGGCCGCTTATTCCGATGCCTTCAGCAACGCACGCCTGGGAAACTCCTAAGCGTCTCCCGCAAGCTGTACGAGCCGGGGCCGTCAGCTGAATCGCTGGAGGCCTTCGGCCTTTCTCTTCGTGACATACCCGATGAACTCTGTGAGGTCTGGCCTGATGTCTGGCAGGCCTTCAAGGTTTTCGAGGCCATGGGCACTCAGTGGCGTACAGGCGCGTGCGGCGCTACCGGACTCGATTACACGTCAATTCGCCATGTTGCCGGCTTTCTCGGCCTTACCCGCTCGGAGGTCGCCGACGTCTTTCCAGACATCCGCGTCATGGAAGCCGAAGCCCTGCGGGTGATGGCGGAACAGAGGGACAATAAATGAGCACCACCTTCGCGTCCCTCGGTATCGAGGTGAACTCCTCGTCGGCATCCAAGGCGGCTGACGATCTCGACAAGCTGGTCGACTCGGCAGTTGATGCCGAAAAGGCGATTGACGATCTCGGCAAGTCGGGCGAGGGCCTGGCCAACACTGGCAAGAAGATCAGCCAGGCCGAGAATGAGGCTGCCCAGGGCATCGACAAGGCCACGGGCGCCAAAGAGCGCCAGGTCGATGCCAGCCGCAAGGCAGGTGCCAGCGCGGCCAGTGAAATCGCAATCATCAGCCAGCTCGACAAGGCGATGTCCGGCAACATCGGCAGCATGGAGCAACTGATCCAGGCTGAAGGCTTGCTGGAGCGCGCTCGCAAGGGCGGTCTCGTCACCATCGAGCAGCAGGAGTCCTATCAGGATCGGCTTGGCAAGGCGTATGAGCGGATCGAGAAAGCCGAAGCCAAGGAGATGGCGCAGAAGCAGCGGCTGATCGACGCTGAAAACCGTCAGA